ATCGCCTACTTGCTACGAGCAGGTAAGAAAGAAGACAATCCTAAAGCACAGGACATCTTAAAGGCTATTCACCATTTAGAAAAAGAATTGGAATATGAACGAATTAACGCTCTCCCTCACGCTACCGAAGACAGTAAGTCTTAACACACTCTACGCAGGTAAGCATTGGACATTTAGAAAAAAAACAAAAGATGAATATAAAAAAATCGTTGAAGCAGAATTGGCTCGTTATGACCACCATTTTGCAGAGAGTATGTCTATCCATATTAGGTACAATACTCGTGCCGATGTGGACAATCTTGTTCTTGTCTCAAAATTTACTGCTGATACTCTCGTTGCTAACGGATGGATTACAGACGATAGTCCTAAATACTATCACAGGCTCACTATCACTTTTGACAAGAGCGTTGAAAAGAATTATTGTGAGGTTGAGGTTAGATTAACTAATGCAACCTTGCAGGAATAAACATTTTTATTAACTTTGAATCATTAACTAAATTATATATGATGACTAAAACATCTATTGTCAAGGACATTAAGTCCGCAGGAGAACCGTACAACGGTCAGTATGGAACACTTTATGGGTTCTATGTAACATTTGAAAATGGAGATAATGGTAAGTACAACTCCAAAGACCCGAACCAAACAAAGTTTGCAGTAGGACAGGAGGCTACTTACGATTACATCCCAAGAGAGTACAATGGTAAGACCTACTACACGGTCAAGCCTGTTAACCCACAATACGCTAATGTAGCTCCACAGAGTGGTTCTAACGGCACATCAGCTCCAAGTGGTACACATACCTCTAAAGACGAATCAATCATTCGCCAAACGGCTCTCAAGGCAGCAGCCGAGATTGGTGGAACACCGCAAGTAGTTATTGCGAATGCTCAACTCTTTGCTGATTGGGTTATGAAGAAGGGCGCAGCCCAAGCCCAAGCGACTCATCAGCAACACTTTCAAGGTAGAGAAGAACCTCAACCTGTAGCGGATGGTTTGCCATTCTAAAGAAAGAACTATATTAGGGGGGCGCACTTGCGCTCCCTTTTTAACTTAAACCAACTATGTCAAAAATATCTTATGCCGATGTATTCGGTAAACTTGACGATGTCCGAATGGGCAAAGTTAAAGAAGGTCTCAAGTTCGGGCAATGGAATTTAGATGACCACCTCCGCTTCAAGCGAGGTAATTTTAATGTAGTGTTAGGACACGCAAATGTCGGTAAGACCTCCGTGATGTTGTACCTAATGTTATTGCAAACCATAGTCAACGATATTAAGTGGCTTGTATTCAGTTCCGAGAACACACCTGTATCTATCGCAAAGAAGCTCTCGGAGTTCTTCTTGGGTAAACCCATAAATAAGATAGATGAAGATGAGTTCCAGATGGCTCTTGATTTAGTTCAAAGATATTTTGTTATCATTGACACCGATAAGAAGATGTACACCTACAAGGATTTAATTGAGGAGGCTACAGACATCTATCACGAAGAAGGTTTTGATGGATTCTTGATTGACCCTTACAACTCGTTAACGAAGGACAAAGAGATGTTTAAAACACTTGGCGGTCACGAGTACGACTATGAGGTCAGTACCCACTTTAGGAATTGGGCAAAGCAACACGATGTAAGTATATGGTTGAATGCTCACGCGGTAACCAATGCTTTAAGAATGAAGCACTCCGCAGGACACGAGTACGCAGGTCACCCTATGCCACCGAGCGCAGCAGATATTGAGGGCGGTGGTAAGTTCGTTAACAGGGCTGATGACTTTGTAGTGATACATCGTTACATTCAACACCCTACCGAATGGATGTACAACCAAGTACACATACGCAAGGTGAAAGAGGTGGAGACAGGAGGAAGACCTACACCATTAGATGAGCCTATTAGATTTAGAAGTGTACCTAATAATGTAGGTTTTGAGATACACGGTGAGAATCTAATCACCAAGAAAGAAAAGAAACAAAGCGATTTACCTTTTTAATATGGATGAATTAAAACAAGAAGATTACGGATGGGTAAGAGGCGGTAGCAAGAGCATAGCCCTGTTATGGTTAAGACAAAAGAATCAAGACTTGATGCAGATTGCCAATGCTCTTAAACCTCAAGACCCAAGCAATGAGTATGAGATGGATATATTCATTGACCTCATTAGCATCTACTCTGCTATAGATGCCTCCATAGGTATGGTAGAGGATGTTCAGCAGATGGTATGGGAGGCAGAAGCAAAGAACGCTGACCTCAAGCTAACGATACGAAACCTAACAAGAAAGATAAACGCTTATGAAGAGCGATTTGATAACCTTAACGAACACTTAAAATGAGAGCAACGATATTACAATTACAAGAGGAGTACGATAACTATACAGGACATCATAGAATCTCACCCTCCAGAGAGCGTAGGAATGTTATGGCAAGGTTTGCATTTATGGTAGCAGCAAGAGACTTGTACACAACACTTGAGATTGCACGAGTATGTAAGAAGAATCACGCTACTATCATACACGCAACTAAAGGACACGAGATGAACCTAAAGTTTGACAGAGACTATATGCAGTTCTTCAACCAATGTTGTGCGATTATGGACAAGCTACGAGGCTCTCAAGAGGAAGGAATGGATTGGGGACTGACCAAGCAAAATGCGTTATTAACCGAGCGTTTACAAAAAACTCGTGAGGAACTGTCAATAACTCGTGAAAAGTTGTATATTATGGAGCAAGAACTAACTAAACTTGCTACTCAAAATGAACTTTGCGATTGACATAGCACCCCTTGCAGGGATTCTAATAGGTGTTAACTATTGGAACTCCACTATGAATGAAGACTTTGAGAATCCCAAGTACCACTCTTTGCAGTTGTGCTTTGGGATTTTTGCTTTAGTAGTCACTTGGTCAACTGAACAATGATTACTGTATTAGACCTTCTTGCAGGACATCATAAGGAATGGATTAAGATGGTTCACAAGTTCGGTGCAGGTAGCTATGCCGAAGACATAGTGCAAGAGATGTACATACGACTCAATAAGTATGTAGAGAACCCAGAACGCATTATGTACAAGAACCAACCCAACAAGCTCTTTGTATGGGTAACCCTTCGTAATATGACGAGGCAGTTCCAGAACAAGAAAGACTTGATGGTATACACAGGCGATATGATTGAGTACGATATTGCAGAGGAAGAGTTTGACCGAGTACAAGCAGAAGGCTTTGAGAAGTTAATAGATAAGGTTTGGGAGGTTATGGAAGACCTGCATTGGTATGACCAAAAGATGTTTGAGGTATACCACAAAACCGATATGTCAATGAGAGACATAGAAAAGGAAACAGGCATTAGCCTATTCTCCATATTTGATACACTTAAAAACTCTAAAGAATATGTCCAAGAAAAAATCAACGAAGACTACGAAGACTACCAAAACGGTGAAAGCGAAAGAATCTAAAGGTTTAGGAGATGACATTGAGAAAATCACAAAGGCTACAGGAATTAAGAAAGTAGTAGACACCTTTGCTGAACTTACAGGAATTGATTGTGGGTGCGATGCTCGTAAGTCAAAGCTCAATAAGTTGTTCCCAAGAAGAACACAACCATTGTGTCTGGAAGAGGGGGAGTACACGACCCTCAAGCAGTTCTTTGGTGACTTTAATGGTAGAGAGGTTAAAGAGATGTACCAAGAGCCATTGAGCAGGATACACTCAAGAGTATTCCAACACAAGTATTACATTCCTTGTTCTTGTAATCCGAGAGAATGGTCAACACATATTGCAGACCTCAAGAAGATATATGGAGAATACGAAGGTTAGTAAACTCCTACTTGTATACCTATGGACTCAAGGTCATAAGGTCAAGGAATACAAAGAAGCTGAAGGCATTACAACGGTACACGATAGAGACGAATACAAGTTTGATGTTAGCGGCTCTTACGGAGGCTTTCGTGTAGAGTATACACATAACAAGTTCTCATTCTATGATGGGGACAAGAAACTAAAAGACACAGACCTTAATGAGCTTCGTTAAAGGAGATATTGGTGAAGACCTTTGGTGTGATTACATCAAGACACGAGGACATACGGACATTGTTCGTGCGCCAAAGAAGAAGTTCTATGATTGGGATGTGAAAAGCATCTACCAAAAGAACGAGCTGACCTTTGAGGTGAAGTACGATAGCAAGGCTTATTGGTGGGCTAATAGACGAGGAACACCAGAGCAACCTAATCTATACATAGAGTTCAAGAACACGAACAAAGATGAGGATTCTGGAATCAAAGCAAGTAAAGCTATATACTACATCTACATCTTAAAAAGAGATGAATCCAATACCGCCTTTGTATTTGAGAGGGAGGGTATGTTAAGCCATTTGGAGCAGGTTACTTACAAGGTAGTAGGTAATTCTGCTACAGGTGATGACAATGCTTTGGGATGGATACCACCATTAGACTCATTGATTACTCAACCATTCTTTGTGAATAAAATTGTGTTGTAATGTAATTTGTTAATTTATTTGTGTATATTAGCAGTATGCAAATAACCAAAACACTTATTACAATGCAAGACACAGTTTACCAAGTAATCGTAGGAGGAATCATTGATTTTGAATCTCTTGAATACCAAGAGGCTAAAAGCTGGATGAAGTATTTAAGAACAATGGGCTACGAATACAAGTTAACCTCAAGAGGTAGAGACGAATCGGAATACTAATAACCCACCCCCCCCCCTCGCTGAAACAAACGAGGGGTTTTGGTGGTATAAACCAAAATTATTATGTCAAAGAAAATCTACACCCTCAAGCAAGACCTCCTCTACGGAGGCACTCTATTCATCGCTTCTGCTATAGGCATAGCGTTCTTTCTATTTATCTACGAACTAATAGAGAGAATATAATGTACTATTTAGATAGAGAGTTAGCTTCGTACCAAGAAGACCAAGCAAGGCAATGTGACATCTGCTATGAGTATTGTGACGATAGTTGGGTATGTAACTGTTGCCACGATTGTGAGAAGGAGAGTTGCGAATGCGATGACGAAGAACAAATAATCACACGACAAATAGACTACCAGAAATGATGACACATAGCAAAGCTATATTAGATGCTCAAATCATATTTGAGGAAGCGTTAAGCGACAAAGAATGCATTGACAAACTCTTGCACATAGATGCACAGATGTATGCCAATACAGGAGAGGAGACAAGTAAGGCAGAGATGGAATCTATCAAGAGGGCATCAGCCTTTATCTACCGACTTATAAAAGGCATTGACTATGAGAAAGGTCAACGCTTTATTCAAGCAATGGGATTAACCCGATAAATAAAACCACTATGTCAAAACAAATCACAATGCTCAACGGTGAGCAACACTCTCAAGAATGGCTTGTACAACAAGCTATTGAAGATGACTTCTACTATGGCTATCTCGGTAAGGTAGCGTTCAGTTCATCTAACCTAAAGAAACTTCTGGACTCTCCAAGAACCTACTACAATCTAATGCAGTATGGTGAGGAGACTAATAGCCAAGCTCTACGAGATGGTAGACTAATACATACTATGGTATTAGAACCTCATAAGATAAATGAGATGACCTTCATAGATGTAGCAAGTAAGAACACCAAGAAGTGGAAAGAGGCGAAAGAGATTCACCCCAACCACTTACTCTACACTACAAAGGAGCGTAAACTTGCAGAGCGTATGACTGAAGCCCTGTTCAAGAATCACCAAGCAGTAGAGCTACTACGAGACTCTACCTTTGAAGTACCTGCCGTAGACTATGTAGAGGGGTATCCCTTTAGAGGTAAGGCTGACATCATAAAGAACGATGGTACTATCATTGACCTCAAGACTACAAGTGACCTACGCAACTTTGTGTATTCCGCAAGACACAAATACTCCTACGATGTACAGGTGTATCTATACTGCCGACTATTCAATGTAGACTATACCAAGTTTAAGTTCTTGGTCATAGACAAACTCTCGTGTGATGTAGGAGTCTACTCCGTTAGTGAGGAGTTCTTCAACAAGGGAGAGGAGAAGGTAATGTTTGCTTTAAATCAATACCACGACTTCTTTGAGAATAGACCTCTGGAGGAGATACAAGAAATGATTAACAACTATACCATTAGCGGAGAGTTGTGAAAAAGCACACCAAGATATATATGGACTACTTCGGCTATGTGTTAGATGACTTCATAGGATGTGAGGTTTGTGGGACACGAGCCAACGACATTCACCACATAGAGAATAGAGGTAGTGGAGGCAGTAAGTCCAAAGATGTCATAGAGAATCTTATGGCGGTCTGCCGCCCTTGCCATATCAAGTATGGTGACTACCCACAGTACAAAGAGATGTTAAACCAAATACACAACAAATTACTATGAACAAGTTTAGAGTATTCGTTAAGGACAAATTTGATGTAGTCTTTGACACAATAGACAAAGCCAGAGATTGCCGTAGAGCATTACACCAACTCAAGTATACAGGCATTGAGATTATCGTAACCCAAGAAGATATAGACCCAAGATGATTACTCCACTATAATGATACAAGTAAGGTTATAAACTGACCTTTAATAATACATTGTCAGGTGATAGCTTGACACCTTTAACACCAAAGAGAGATGAAAGACATAATATCATTATGTAACCGAGACAAAGAAGATTATGGAATTGAGAACGATTAAGAAGTGGACTCGCAAGAAGCGACACCTAATTTACATTAGTAGATACATAAGCGATTTACAATGGGATGTAATCAACACAGTAGTATCCTCATCAGCTACAGGATTCAACAAAGGAACAGATGAACACCTTGAGTCATTAGGTAAACTTATCCGTAAGTACGAGAGACGAAGAAGACTACTACGATTTTGATAGGATACAACATACCCATATCACTAAAGCAAAAGACTTGGGATTGGTTACAAGACCATTCTATGGGTCATAGGTTTGCAGCTAATGGAAACAAAGAACAACAATTTGTAGGTCTATTAGGTGAGAACCTATTCAAGACTATTATAGGATTGTACCCTACCTTTGAAGATGGGTTTGATGGAGGTTACGACATAGGACTCAATGGTAAGAAGATAGATGTAAAAACAATGGGTAGAACGGTTGACCCACAACCGCACTATGTAAACAACTTCATATCTTACCAAGAACACTTTGATTGTAATATGTATGCCTTCTGTAGTATCAACAAGAAACAAAATACCTTTTGGATATGTGGTATGATAGACAAAGACACGATGCTTCAAAATGCATCTTACTACAAAGAGGGAGAGATAAGATACAGAGACAATGGTACTTCATTCCAAATGAAAGCACCTACCTACGAAATAGAAAACCATAAACTACACCAAGTAGAAAACATACAATCTATTTGGCAATACATAAACAACTATGAGTGAAGAAGGAAAGAGTGCTAATGTACTCATCAATAGAAACAACCTAAACAACCTCTTTGAGTTGTTAGTACAGATACACCTACGAGGGCAACTCTCAAGAGATGAACAAGCCTTCGTTAAGAACTTCATAGAACTACCAGATGCTCCTACAAGAGAGAACCGACAGGCTCGTAGAGCTAACACCCAAGCAATCAAGAAGCTATTTAGGGA